AAAAGAATTTAATAATGTTTCAATCAAATTCTATCATCTCTACCGTGGAGGAAAATGTACCTCCACACCAGCCTTATGATCCGCTCTTGTGTGAGCCTGATTATAAGGACGAACCTAACTACTCTGTTGGTAGTACAGTTGCTGCTGGTATGTGTGATGACGTGGAGAATCAAAAGATCTCAACAAGATCTGCGTCAGATCATATGTCTGGACAAGGAGTCCTGCAAAATACTGAATTTTATTCACGTAATGCAGGCAAGCTTGTCCAATCTGTCCTTTCATATTGTATGAAAGGACTTGGAGCGAAAGCTCCAACAATCCGACTTGTTGAGTCACTAATTTGGCCCTTTGTTGCTAGGAGAATGTTTAAGTCTCCTTGGTTTAGCGACAAAGAATACAAAAGATTTATTAGAAGTATGCAGAAAACTGCTATACTGATAAATTCTTATATTAGTGAAGACAATCAAGAACAAACTTATATTAAGTATTGGCTTGATTACTATCTTTGGCAAGGATTTAGAGATGAGAACCCACCGGTTCGACCATCTTTTGTCCTTGATCCACTGTTTTCAGGGTGGTGTAAACGATTTGTTGCACGTGCAATAACTAAAGGTGATTTCTCATTTCTTTATTCACTTCAAAAAGGTTCCAAGCAAGCTTGGCCTAATTTGGGTGAAATTAAGAAATCAGAAGCACTGTTATTACATGCGGAAAGACTAACGACTCCTAAGGGTCCTCTTCCTCTAGATTTAGAGAAGATGATCAATAAGACTTCATTAAGAATTTTCAAATCAACAAATAATCCTAAACGTATTAATACATTAGGAAAGAAGTTTCTACCGAGTGGTTCTGCCTGCTTACAAGCATCTCGCCGAGAAGGCGGTGCGTTAAGCTTGGTTGACAGATACTCAATGCCCTGGGGTGGAGAGCGACCTAAGACGCGTCAAAATACTGATTTTGATACTCTTGGGAAGCTTCCGAGTTTAGGAATATCTCTAAATGAATGGAGAAATGATGAATATGAGAAAGTCTTACGACACTCATATCACGAATTAATCCATTCAGATCGCGATGTTCCTGAATCCCTAAAAGTGAGAATTGTGGCACTTGCTGAACCAGCAAAGTTCCGAATTCTTTCATTAGGGGATGGTTATTTATACTCTTCACTACAACCAGTCCAAGGTCTTATGATCGACGATTGGAAGAATTGTATCGCATCTACTATGCTCACTCCTGACCTCGAAGGTCGTGTGAATGAGATAGAATCTGCTTGTACCGAATTACCTTTCTGGTGCTCTGCTGATTACAGTGCTGCAACTGACTTACTTAAGAAAGCTAGTTCTATGGCGGTCTTTGACCCCTTAGAGAACATGCCTCTTAAGAATTTAGCGTCAGTTGCAATGCACACGTCTTCAGCCGTTTATCCTGATGGAACAGAGATTGTTGCTATAGAAGGTCAACTAATGGGTCACCCCTTAAGTTTTCCTGCTCTATGTTGCATCAACCTTAGTGTCTATCACTGTTCTATTGAACGGTGGATAGAGCGTGCTTCTTCTAAAAAAGAAGCCACATACCGTAAAAGGTTAGGTCGTACTATGTGGAACAATGTAATTGTGAATGGCGATGATATGCTATTCAAATGTACAAAGGATTTTTATACTGTTTTTAAAGAAACTGCAGCAGATGCTGGTTTCCTCTTATCAACAGGTAAAAATTATCTTTCCACCCGTGCTGCAATGATAAACTCTCAACTTTTTGAAGTAAAGAACCGTGCAAATGGTTCTCACTTTATGAAGAGAGTCGGCTACTTAAACCAAAGGCTCCTTTATGGGAACTTTGATAAAAGTGGCGGTGATGCAACACCAGTCCAAATTGCCACCTCGACAAATGATATGATTCACTACTGCCCTTGGGCAGCCTGTGCAATCCCTAGCATTATGTCAAGATGGAAGAAAGACTGGTTTGGTCGTTATCAACCTAACTGGTATGTTCCAGCTCATCTTGGAGGAATGGGACTAGACAGAAAGTATGCTCCTGCTGATTGGAAAATTTCCAAATCACAGAGAGAACTTGCTGCTAGATTCATTGCCGATCCAAGAATGGTTTTGTACAGAATTAAAGGAATGGATATTCCTACTGCAAAACTTGCTGGCGCAATCGCTAACTGGAAGTTAGTTATTGGTGATTACGTTGAAACTGATTCAGAATCACAAACAGAAAATGATGCTTGGTTGGCTCGATTAGCTTATGCTGCTCGTGCTCACCATGGATCAAAACCTGTAAGTGATAATGTTTTTATTTCAAAGTTTAAACCACAATATCGTTTAAAACCAATGTCTCCAGAGGTATTAGAACTTTATTGGGATGCTCGTCTATATGCATCCAAACTTCCTTCCTGTCCGCCCATCGGGAAAATCAAGTTGCCAATTTGGCTCCGATCTGATAGATCTTTTGTTAAAGAATTTATCAAACCTGAGTAAATTGGCTTTCTGTCATGACACTGACGTTAAACAGGTCATGGGGTTATAGTAAATAATTGCCCAAAATGGTGCTCTCAAATAATTATACTGGCGCGTCTATACGTAGACAATAACCAATAATTAAACGGAGTCACCAGTGACACCTAGTGTCCCTGGATTCTGATTCTTATGAAAGCTTAATACTTCCATGCTAACCAAAAAGCCGAGAGACTGCACGGCGCACCCTAGATGAGAAAAATGATATCACTTGTCCAAGTGATTGATTTCAATGATTCTAGGTTTTACTATGATGGACAGTCCAGTTTTTATTCGCTGGATCCCATACAGAATAAATTTAAACTTGATAAAACAGACATAATTTCCAAAATGTCTAATCGAGCAAATTCTTCTAAGAAGAATCGGAACAGTGGTTCCAGAAAGGGGTTAAACCTGAGTACAACTCAAACTCCTGCTGCACGAAATGTACGTGTACAAAATAAATCTTTCTCTATCAAAGCTGATAAGGGAAAGGCGATCATTTGTGGTCAAGAACAGGTTGCTACAGTAGAAGGTAGTGTTACATTTAACGCTACTCAATACCATATCAATCCTGGTCTCTCGCTTTATACTTGGCTTTCAACCCAAGCAAAAGGCTGGGAGAAATATAGGTTCAAAACCTTTGAAGTTGTTTATGTTCCTGCGGAAGCAGTGACAACAACCTCAGGTTCTGTCTATATTTGTCTTGACTATGATCCAACTGATGCTGCACCACAAACACTTGCTGGTCTTTCGACCTACGAAACGCAATACAATGGCAGAGTCTATGACTCTGTTTCTTGTAGAGCTGATGTAAAACGCATGTTTGATGGTGTTCAGGCAAAGAAGATCCGGTGTGGTCCTGTGGCTGGTGATTTGCAATTATATGATGCTGCGACTTTTAGTCTAGCAACCGTATCATGTGCAAATACCAACGCAATTGGACAACTTTGGGTATACTATGAAATTGAATTAATCTCTAGACAGACGGAACCTACAATCTATGTTCCTCCGAATATTGCTCTATTCAATCTTAGTGCTACTCAAACGTTCACCACTACAGTTGCAGCTCCTCTCAATTGCGACGAATCCGTCGTAAATGGGATGGGAATTACTAATTCTTCAGGTACATACACACTTCCGTGTGGTATCTACGAACTTTTAGTTAATTTCGTTGGCTGTGACAGTTCAGCAGAATCGTTTACGATTGCTACTGATGTCCATGTAGATGGTGTTGCACCCACTATTCCCATTGGTTCACAATTTCTTGGAACTAATGTGGCTAATGGTTGCATACCGGTCTCCTATTCAGGTATTGTACAAAGTACCAATAGTTTCACTGTTAAAGTAAATTTTACTTTAACAGGTGCAGCAGGAACACTAACTGGAAAAGCAGATAAATGCCGTATCCAGTTTCGTGCTCTAGCTTAAACTATGACTCATGAGTAAGTTTGGTATACTTACTTTCGGATTGAGAAACACATACCAGC